TAATTAAGATACTCTTCGACTACTTTTTGATTGATGACCTTGCGGTTCATGATGGACTCAACTTGCTCCATGTCAAAGTCGTTGCCCCTAATCGCGACATCATTCAGCTTATCTTTGATGCCGCAATCAATCACATATGACTTTGGCGGTACAAGAAAACCCTCTCGAATAAGTGTGGTAATGTCGATCTGGTGCGAACAGTTGTTGAATACTTTTCGCAATCCCTTTCCATCGCCCCTATTGGGCGTAGCAGTAAAGCCTACAATCTCTGCATCTGGATTGTCTTTTTTAACTGCCTTTATAACTTTTAAATATGTATCAGCTGCCGCATGATGGCTTTCATCAATAACAACCATGTCAAAAGCAGGTCGATCTTTAAGATTGTTGTCCCTGGATATTGTTTGCACCATAGAAAATACAGTGCCACCTTTCCAATCTTTAACAGTGCCGTTTACAATGCTCGTTGTGATGTATGGATTAAGACGCTCAAACTTGGATTTGTTTTGATCTACAAGTTCATCTCTGTGTTGCATAACAAGAACTTTCTTACCGTTCTTGTATCTTTGACCTACTAACGCCGACAACATAATTGTTTTGCCTGCTCCGGTAGGTGCAACAACGATTGTGTTTTTGTGCTTATCTAATGCCTTGCAAGCATCAGTTATAGCGGCCTCTTGATAGGGGCGCAGTAACATATCCGAATCCACTTCTT